CAAAGCCCCCAACCACGCCGAATGTATCCGCTGCGGGATGTGCATGAAAGCCTGCCCCACCTTCGAATTACCCCGGAGGTATATTTCGATTTGGGTTTTGGCTTGCCCCGGCCACTTAGTTCTCCATGCCTGTTTCTTGCTCCTTTCCGGGCATGGGCTGGGGCAGGCGAAAACTCAGATCGAAGTATAAGAAAGGACGCGAGATGGTCAAAAAGAAGACCAAAACTCCTCGAACTCCCGAGGAAGCTGAGCGATTAGCTATCGGTGCTGCTATGGAACTTGCAACTCAGCAGATTCTTGACGGTACCGCGAGCAATTCGATGATCATTCATTTCCTCAAGCTGGGTTCCAGTCGTGAAAGGCTTGAACAGGCTCGTCTCGAGGCAGATACAACCCTCGCTCGAGCCAAGGTTTCAGCGCTTGAATCTGCTGCTCGTACCGAGGAACTGGTTCAGGAAGCACTGGCAGCCTTCAAGGTATATTCTGGAGATTCAGATGCGGAGCTATGACGAACTCAGCCACTTACATACATTCGAAGAACGTCTCGATTATCTCTCACTCAATGGAGCATTTTTCGGCGAGACCTTCGGTGGATCCAGATGGCTGAATCAGAGTTTCTATCAAAGCGATATTTGGAGAGAAGCTCGCACCCAAGTTATCGCAAGAGATCTTGGATGCGATCTCGGCCTCGAGGGATATGAGATTCACGACGGAATTATCGTGCATCACATCAATCCTCTCACGCCTCGTCAGTGTGAGAGTTTCGATCCATGCATGTGGGACATCAACAATCTCATATGCGTGAGTCGAGATACTCATAACGCAATCCATTACGGAACCAAGGCGTTGGCTCTCGACGACTTCGATCCGAGATCACCCGGTGATACAAAACTATGGTAGGAGGTTAAATGTCGATTCTACATGACACAAAGACCTACCTCGGGTTGATGGATGACGACTCTTCATTCGACAGCGAAGTTAAAGACGCCATTGACAACGCTTTGGCAACTGCGACTCAGCTAAACCGAGAAGTTGGCGACCTATCGTCCGAGGCAGATTATCCCACTACGACTCTTGGACGGATCCTACGTCAGTATGTGAACTTCTCAGTTCGATTGATGTTCGATCCGCCGCAGACCTCGTTTGCTATCAAGGCTGTCGAGGCTCTTCAAAAAGAGGCGGAGTGGCGACTGACCATTCAATGATGGGAGAAAAACATGAGTGAAGAAACTCTGTCTCACTACGGAATCCCCGGCATGAAGTGGGGCGTCCGTAAGAAGACGGAAAGTTCTGGCGGAGTCGGCCTTCGGTCCGTCGAGGAAAAGAAGAAGATCGGCGAAGCAGTCAATGCAGAGGCATTCCGAAAGGAACGAGCCAAGGCTGAGAAGGCTGCCGAGAAGGAACGCAAGAAGCACGAATCCGAGCTTAAGAAGGCCGCTAAGGCTGCCGCTGCTGCAGCTAAGAAGGCCGCCGCTGCTGCTAAGAAGGGCGCGAAGGCCGCTTCTCAAAAGCACGCTGCTAACAAGGCTGCTCGCGCCGAGAAGGCTACTGAACGGGCTCGTAAGAAGCTCGAGAATCAGAAGCTGAAGGAAGCTCGTAAGGCCGAAGCTGATCGCAAGAAGAAGCAGAAGGAAGCCGAGCGCGCTGAGAAGAAGCGAATCGCCGACGAGAAGAAGGCGGCGAAGGAAGCTGAGAAGAAGCAGAAGGAACTCGAGAAGCAGAAGGTACCCAAGGGAGGCATCCCAGCCGACCTGCGGAAAGAAGCTCCTCGACGTCTTTCGTCCACAGATCTCATTGAGCAGAACAAGCGACTTAATCTTGAGAAGCAGAACTACGAACTCAAGGAGAAGCTCCGCGAGTACGAGAATCAAAATAGGAGTGCTCTTGCCAAGACAGCAGATCTCTTCGTCGACGAGGCTCGAAAGAACCTGACGAAATATGCTGCCCGGACGGCAACTGACATGCTCACAGCAGCCCTTGACTCCAAGCTCAAGGGCACGGAGTATGAGGGCGTTGCTAAGATGGCTAAGGAGTCATTCAACCTCGACGCGATCCTTAAGAACGCAACCGGTAAGAAGTAGGTATGGCGCTATCAAACACCGCTACACCTAAGTATTACGCCCAGTTCCGCGAAAAGGTCCTAGCCGGAGAGATTCCTGTATCGCACACCATTGAGATGGAAATGAATCGGATTGACGACTTGATCGCCAACCCGAGGTACTTCTATGACGATGGTGCTATCGATGGATTCATCGCTTTTTGCGAAAATGAGATGACCCTTGTCGACGGCAGCGATCTAACCCTGCTTGATTCATTCAAACTCTGGGCTGAATCGCTCCTTTCGTGGTTCTACTTCGAAAAAGTGACAAAATTCGTTCCTGACGAAACCGGCCACAACGGTCGATATGTTCAGGTCGACGTCAAGCGTCGCTTGGTCAACAAGCAATACCTTATCGTCGCGCGAGGTGCGGCAAAGTCCATGTATATGGCCTTTATCCACGCCTACTTCCTGACTATCGACCCCACCACAACTCACCAAATTGCTACGGCACCCACCATGCCTCAGGCTGAAGAAACGCTGTCTCCGTTTAAGACTGCTATCACACGCAGTCGGGGACCTCTGTTCAAGTTCCTGTCGGCGGGGACTGTTCACGCGACAGTTGGTGCCAAGGCGAATCGATCTCTACTCTGCCCGACCAAGAAGGGGATCGAGAACTTCTCGACAAACTCCCTCCTTGAGGTTCGCCCAATGAACGTCGACAAACTTCAGGGCTTGAGATCTAAGGTGAATACTATCGACGAATGGCTATCTGGCGATGTTCGTCAGAACGTCATCTCTGCTCTCGAGCAGGGTGCGTCGAAACTCAACGACTGGGTCATCGTTGCCGTATCATCCGAAGGCACCGTCCGAAATGGCGTCGGAGATTCCATCAAAATGGAATTACTTTCGATCCTTAAGGGCGAATACTATGACCCGCACTCGTCGATCTGGTACTACCGGTTGGACGACGTGTCCGAGGTTGGCGATCCTAACATGTGGATTAAGGCCCAACCCAACCTTGGAAAGACTGTGTCTTACGACACATACCAACGAGATGTCGCTAGGGCTGAGAATGTCCCTTCCGCGAGGAACGATATTCTGGCAAAACGATTTGGTATCCCGTGTGAGGGATACACTTACTTCTTCAAGTACGAAGAAACGATCCCTCACAACCCACGAGAGTTCTGGCAAATGCCATGTGCTATGGGTGCGGACCTTTCTCAGGGTGACGACTTCTGTGCGTTTACGTTCTTGTTCCCCCTGTCCACTGGCGACTTCGGGGTCAAGACTCGAGCATACATCACTACCCGTACATTCGACAAGCTTCCTGCTGCCGGACGTGCAAAGTATGAGTCATTCATTCGAGAAGGATCTCTCCAGATCATGGATGGGACAATCCTGGACATGATCGAAGTCTACAACGATCTCGACGAATACATCTTGAGATCCGAGTATGATGTTCGAGCATTCGGGTACGATCCATACAACGCCAGAGAGTTCGTTGAGAGATGGACAACCGACAATGGACCATACGGTATCCACAAAGTCATTCAGGGTGCGCGAACTGAGTCAGTTCCACTCGGCGAACTCAAGAGTTTGGCTGAGGACCGAAGGCTTATCTTCGATCAAGAGCTATTCTCCTGGGCCATGGGTAACACCATTACCCTTGAGGACACCAACGGCAACCGAAAGATCTTGAAGAAACGAATGGATCTTAAGATCGACTCAGTCGCGGCTCTGATGGATGCTTGGGTCGCATACAAACAGCAACTCGACGACTTCAGCTAACGAGAGGAGGTAATATGGGTATTATGTCACGGCTAGCAAGGGCCTGGAACGTGTTCGCGCACGATCGCCCTGATCGTTACAAGAATAGTAACTACAGCGAATACCGCCCAAGCTACCGTTCTATCGGATCTACAAACCTGGTCCAAACGCTATACAACAAGATTGCGTTGGACGTCGCGAACACTCCGATTCGCCATGTTAAGGTAGATCAAAATGGTAGGTATGACAGTGAGAAGGACTCTTCTCTGAACGAATGCTTGTCTCTGATGGCAAACATCGATCAGACTTCGAACGCTCTGATCTACGAGCTTGTCTACACGATGCTGGAAACTGGTAGCGCAGCTCTGGTTCCAGTCGACACAGACACCGCTCTGAACGAAGAAGGGTCGTTCGATGTCCTTTCTCTCCGCGTTGGACGAATCGAGAGTTGGTATACTGACTCAGTAGATGTGAATCTGTATAACGACCGTAGCGGTGATCGAGAAACAATTCGTATCTCGAAGAACTCTGCGGCAATCGTATACAGTCCGCTCTACGATGTCACGGCTAGTAACAGCTCCTTGGCCAACCGTCTTGCTCGAAAGCTCGACGCGCTTGATGCTATCGACAATTCTGCTCTGGGTAAGAAGTTGGATCTGATTATTCAGCTTCCATACTCGGTTCGAGGCGAACTTCGACAGCAGCAAGCCGAGACTCGACGTGAAGCCATTGAACAGCAGCTCCGAAATTCGGAGATTGGTGTGGCATACGTCGACGGAGCTGAGAAGATCACACAGCTCAACCGTCCTGTTGAGAACAATCTGCTCGATCAGGTCAAGTACCTTTCAGAGCAGCTCTATAACGCTCTAGGTTTCACTGAGAGTGTGTTCAACGGCACGGCGGATGCTGAGACTAACCTGTCTTACTACAACCGGACGGTCAAGCCGATTCTCGATACAATCACGAAGTCGGCAACCATGGTCTTCCTGACCAAGACCGCTCGATCTCAGGGACAGCGAATCATCTACGTGAGGGATCCGTTCGCGGCAACCTCGCTCGATAGTATCGCATCGATGGCTCAGACGTTCATCACCAACCAGGTCATGACTCCGAACGAGATCAGGTCGATCATCGGCTTGCCGCAGTCCACAGATCCCAAGGCGGATCAATTGGCCAATCCGTATACATCATCCGCAAACGCGGATCAACGGTCAAACAACGACCAGGAGGTTCAAAATGGCAGCGCCTAATGACGTCGCCGACTTCGACGGGTGGGCAACCGTCGCAGGCATCAAGTGCTCCGATGGGCGAGTCATCTCTCATCACGCATTTGAACAGAACGATGGGGCTGTCGTCCCTCTCGTCTGGCAGCACGGTCACGATAATGTGACTAACATCCTCGGGCACGCCCAGCTCGAGAAGAAGGCTGAGGGTGTTTACGCCTATGGGTTCTTCAATGGATCCCAGCAGGCTGAGCATGCTCGCGAACTGATCGAGCACGGTGATGTCACCGCTATGTCGATCTTCGCGAACAACCTTAAGCAGGACGGCAATGTTGTCAAACACGGCAACATCGTCGAGGTGTCGCTCGTCCTTAAGGGCGCTAATCCTAAGGCGACGATCGAGAACGTCACAATGGCCCACTCTGATGGCGAGGGTTACTCCGCTGTCATCAAAATGGGTGACGGAGACGTGACTCACGAAGACTTCGAGGGCTCCGAGGAATCGGACTCCGAAGATGAGTCCTCTGACGAGGACAAGACCATTGGTGAGATCCTTTCCACGCTCACCGAAGAGCAGCTTGAGGCTGTGAATTACCTCATTGCTGCAGCCATCGATGGGGAGTCTGAAGACTCCGAAGAGACCAACGAAGAAACCGAGGAAGATATGAAGCACAATGTCTTTGAGGGCGACAAGACCTCCGAGAACACGCTGTCACACGCAGCCTTCGCTGAGCTGGTTGAGACGGCCAAGCGAAACAACACCACTCTGCTCGACGAGTTGAAACATGCTGATTATGGCATCGAGAACGTCGGCTACCTCTTCCCCGATGCCAAGAGCATCACGGATGAGCCCATCACTCTCGACCGCGATCAGTCTTGGGTTTCCGTCGTCATGAACGGAACCAAGCACTCTCCGTTCGCCCGCATCAAGTCCGTCCTCGCAGACATCCGCGACAACAAGGCCCGAGCTAAGGGTTACGCTAATAAGGCTCAGAAGAAGACTGAAGAGGTCATCAAGCTTCTGACCCGTACGACGTCGCCCACGACCATCTACAAGAAGCAGAAGCTCGATCGCGATGACATCATCGACATTACTGACTTCAACGTAGTTTCTTGGCTCAAGAACGAGATGAAGGGTAAGCTCAACGAGGAAATCGCTCGCGCTATTCTCATTGGCGATGGTCGTACAATCACAGATCCCGACCGCGTCGATGACGAGGCCATCCGTCCGATCCTTAAGGAGAATGACCTCTATGCAATTCACAAGTCGCTCGAGTCGAACACTACCGACGAGACTCTTGTGGACGACATCGTCCTGGCATCGGCCGAGCTTGAGGGTTCCGGCTCTCCGACGCTCTTCATTGCTAAGAAGCGCCTGGTCAATATGCTTCTCCTGAAGGACAAGAACGGTCGCCGTCTGTACGAGACCGAGGCATCCCTTGCTGGTGCTCTTGGTGTGTCCAAGATCGTGACCATCCCTCAGTTCGAGGGCCTGGAGCACGAGATCCGTGGTGTTAGCCACGAGCTTCTGGCTATTGTGGTCGACCTGCGCGACTACACCATTGGTTCGAACGCCGGTGCAGAGCTCGGTATGGCCGAGTCCTTCGACATCGACTTCAACCAGTATAAGTACCTGATGGAAACCCGTCTGTCGGGCTCCCTGACGGCACCGTACTCGGCCCTGACGATCTCGCGTAAGAAGGCGTGATCTCATGTCGAGGTTTAGCGGCAAGCTAGGCTTCGTGACGACGCGGGAGACGGAGGAAGGTGTTTGGCTCGAGGATTTTGTCGAGCTCAAGGCTAAGGGGACCATTCGTAGTCTCTATGTCAGGAACGACAACTCGTCTTCTATCAACACCAACCTCCGTCTCACCAATGAGATCAGTATCTTGATGGACACGAAGATCGAAGTATACCTCGAGACTCTGAAGTACGTAGTATGGAAGGGTTCAAAATGGGAGGTACAATCCATCGGCGTGAACTACCCACGGCTGACCATTAATCTAGGCGGTCTGTATGCGCACGTATAGAGATCTCCTTCACTTGCTTCAGCAAGTGGTCCAGCACAACCGGGTATATTTCCAACCCCCAGAGAATCTGAAGATTGGATACCCGGCGGTCGTCTTCCACTTGTCGAAGATAGAAATTGACCATGCTTCCGATGCACCTTATAAGGGCGCTAGGGAATACTCGGTCACTCTCATCACCAAGGATCCAGAGCCAGACGTGATCGACGAAATCCTCAAGATCCCGTATTCGTCTTTGGATACGACATACATCTCGGACGGAATGAACCATTTCGTCTTCACGGTTTACCTTTAAGGAGGGTATCCTATGGCACAGATCAAATGGGACGAAGAGGGTTCCCATTTCTATCACACTGGCGTTAACAAGGGCGTTCTGTTTCCCTTCGACAACGCGCAGAACCGATACGGCACAGGCGTCGCATGGAACGGCCTGAAGACTGTCACCGAGACCCCTGAGGGCGACGAGTCCTCGGACATCTACGCTGACAACCTGAAGTACCTGACCCTGATGTCGGCTCCGTCATTCAAGTTCACGATCGAGGCATACACGTACCCCGACGAGTTCGCTATCTGTGACGGTACCTCCCAGCTGGTTAAGGGTGTTAACCTCGGTCAGCAGCCGCGTACGCGCTTCGCATTCTCCTACTGCACGAAGCTGGGCAACGACACCAAGGGTGATGCTTACGGCGAACTGCTGCACATCATCTATGGTGCTACCGCAGCTCCGTCCGAGCGTGCGTACAACACGGTCTCCGACTCTCCCGAGGCGATCTCCTTCTCCTGGGAGTGCTCGACTGTTCCTGTCCAGGTGGAGGGCTTCCAGCCGGTCTCCGTCATCACGGTCGACTCTTCGAAGCTCGACGCGACGAAGTACAAGAAGCTCACTGACAAGCTTTATGGCGTTGGCGGCGCTGCTGGTGCTGCTACCCCGACGCTGGTCATGCCCAACGAGCTGCGCACACTTCTGGCGTGATCTCTCTCACGCTTGAGTTTGGGGGAGAGGAGCGGTTTGACGAGCGTAGTAATACGTTTGTTACACTGGAGCCGTTTACAGTTACTCTTACGCATACACTGTCTGCGGTGGCTGAGTGGGAATCCGTCTACAAACGGTCGTTCCTGGAAACCCCACCACAGACTGGCGAAGAGTTAGTGTATTACATCCAGTGTATGTCGGACCGCCCTCTCCCTCGAGATTTCGTCAAGCGGCTCGACCAATCCGTTCAGGTCAAAATAGCAGACTATTTGTCTGACAACGCTACAGCGACAGTTCTATGGAACCCACCTTCAAATGGTGGCCCGCGAGACACCATGACCAGTGAACTGATTTACTGGTATATGTCTCAGCTCGGCATTCCGTTTGAGTGTGACAAGTGGAACTTGAATCGGCTATTGACGCTGATTCGTCTCGCAGCAGCCAAGCAGAACAATCAAAAACCGGACGCCCGGGCCTCCGCGGCTCAGCGTGCGGCCATGAACCAAGCCCGTAGGGCTAGAACAGGGAGTAGAGGATGATTGACATTCCTGCTGATGCACAGGTCCCCGCAGGGCCCGACCCGCATGAGGACCGAGACCGAGCGATTTACGAAGGGAAGTAAAGTATGAGCAAGATCGACGACGTTATGTCGCACGCCACCTACCGACTCGGCTACTACGCTCCGGACGATCCTGAGCCGGGTTCTGAAGCCGGTCGATGGCTTGCTAAGCGTATGAACCAGCCTTGGCTTGCTGGCCCGTCTGAAGACATCTGGTGGTGCATGGCCTTCGTCAGTATGTGTTTCGACATGGCTGGCGAGATCGATGCAATCGGTGGCTACAGCTACAACACGGACGTCACGAAGTCTCGAATGGACAAGGTTGACATCGAAGATGCGCAGCGCGGTGATGTTGTGCTCTTCGATTGGGATCACGACGGTCTGACCGACCACGTCGGTATTGTCGAGGCTAACCTCGGCGACGGCTGGCTTCAGACCATTGAGGGTAACACCTCTCCCTCGAACGCCGGATCTCAGTCCGCCGGCAACGGTGTCTACCGCCGCCAGCGCTCTTTCGGAATCGACTGTGTTCTTAGACCTAAGTGGTCTGACACAGATGCTGAGGAAGCTTCGGATGGTGCCGATAGTCTGACTGATAAGTGGTGGGGCAAGGCAACCAATTACGCCATCCAGGCGTCTATGGGTCTTCCAGCTAATGGCTGGATCGAAGACCAGGACGAGGACAACGAAGAGTACTTCGAGCGTACTGGTACCGGTTGGGATTGGGTCGAAGACCCACATGACGGTTCCGACACCATCGCAGAGCTTCAGCGTCGTCTTGATATCGAGGCTGATGGTATCGCCGGACCGGATACGGTGTCTGCGCTCCAGCAGCATCTGCGAAACCGCGGGCATGAGCTCGATGTTGATGGCTACTGCGGCTATCGCACGGTCGAGTGTCTCCAGTACGAGCTTGTCAAGGGAACGCTCTGGGGCTGATCTAGAAAGGAGGGCCGTCATGATCGAGATGAAGTTCGACGCTGAGTTCGACATGTCAAAATGGTTGACACAAGTCAAGAACAAGAAGCTTCGTGACGTACTGGCAACCGCTGGTACTCGAGGCGTGGCGGCCCTCCGGGCCAACACCCCGGTTGGTACCGGGAAGACTGCTGCTTCTTGGCAGTATAAAGTCAAGCAGACCAAGCGAGGTGTAAAGATCGTTTGGTATAACACTAACGTCGTGTCCAAAGTTCCGATTGCCATCATTCTGCAATACGGACACGGGACGCGACAAGGCGGCTACGTCCAGGGTAAAGACTATATCAACCCTGCAATGAAGCCTATATTCGACGAAATTGACCGAATGGTTGGGAGGGCCATCAATGGGTAAGAGTATTGAGAATAAGGTCGTCTCCCTGGAGCTCGACGATTCGAAGTTCACTAGCCGTGTTGACGGCGTTCTCCATAATGTCGACCGACTGAAGTCTGGAATGAACTTCAAGCAGTCGACTGATGGTCTCGACAATGTTGGTAAGGCAGCTCAGGATGCTTCTAAGCAGATGGGCGGTATTGCGGATGGCGTCAAGAACATCAACACATCTGTCGTCAACAACTCGACGACTGCAGCCGCTGCTACAGCTAATGTTGGTGCGGCAGCAAAGATTTCGTCGACTAATTTTTCCATGCTCGCGGGTGCTGCTTCCGTGGCCATGGGTAACATCGCATCCAAGGCCCTTATGGCCGGTGGATCGGTGCTTTCCTCGTTCACGTTCGGCCCCATCATGGACGGTTTCCGAGAATACGAGAACCAGCTTAACGCGGTTCAGACTATTCAGGCAAACACGTTCAGCAAGGGCGAGACCACTGCAACGATCAACGCAGCTCTCGACGAACTGAACGCTTACGCGGACCGAACCATCTACTCGTTCACCGAGATGACACGCAATATCGGTATGTTCACATCTGCGGGTGTCGGGCTGAAGGATTCGGTCGCCGCGATTAAGGGTCTGTCGAACGTCGCAGCAATGTCTGGCTCCACTTCGGAGCAAGCCGCAACGGCAATGTACCAGCTGTCTCAGGCGCTTTCGACAGGCTCTGTAAAACTTCAAGACTGGAACTCGATCGTTAACGCCGGTATGGGCGGCGAGCAGTTCCAGGAAGCCTTGAAGCGAACGGCACGCACCTACGGCGTTGAAGTCGACAAGATGATCGACAAGGCCGGGTCGTTCCGTAACTCGCTTAAGGATGGATGGCTTACATCTGAGATCATGATCGAGACTCTGACCCAGTACACTGGTGACTTGTCTCGCGAACAGCTGCTTAGCGCCGGTTACACGGAGCAGCAGGCTGATGAAATCATGAAGTTGGCGGAGACCGCTAACGATGCGGCGACGAAGGTTAAGACTTTCTCGCAGCTGATCGACACAACCGCTGAAGCTCTCGGCTCGGGATGGGCTTCCATCTTCCGAACGATCTTCGGCGACTTTGAGCGTGCCCGTACAATGTGGACAGCAGTGTCCGACGTTGTAAACGGAGGCATTGGAACTTTTTTCGATGCGCTTCAGGGCATTCTCGACCGCTGGGATGAACTCGGTGGTTGGGAGGAATGGTGGTATGGTCTTGGTGAACTCTGGACCGCTATCGCCAAGCCACTCAAGGCTATCGGCGAAGGCTTCTTCAGCGCGTTCCAAGGAGATGCTGGCAAGGCTCTGTACGATTTCTCGTACTACTTCCGTCACTCGATCTCCCAGTGGTTGATGATGTCCGATGACTTCGCCAACAACCTTGGTAAGGTCTTCAAAATGGCAGGCGAATTGCTCTCGCCAGTTCTTGAGGTCCTCATCGGGTTTGCGTCAGCGATTGTCCAGATTGGTGTGGCCGCATTCAAAATCGGCATGATACTGGCTGGCATCTTCATCAAGCCGATGATCCTGATCGCCGCGAAGGTTGGCGACATCGTCTCCGTCTTCAGCGACTGGTTCGGTCAGATGCTTGGTGGTACCGACATCCTAGGAGGCCTATCTAAGGTCCTCGACTGGATTGTTGACAAGTTCCAGAAACTTGCTGACTGGATGTACGCCATCGCGGACGTCACGATCACTCCGATCTTCGATGGACTCAAGGTCGTTATCGAGGCAGTGCTCAAGCCGCTCGGCGAATTCATCGAGACGATCAAGAAGGCCACTTCGAACGTATTCAAGCCCTTCGGCGACGCGATTTCGAATGTCGTCGGAGCGATCTTTGGTTTCGCTTCTGGAACCGGTGGTCCGATGGAGAAGATCAAGTCTGCTTTCGGCGGGTTTGGCTCAGGATTCCTTGAGAACATGACCAAGCTCGCAGACGCTATCGGACCCAAGTGGTCTGAGAAGGTCAAAGCTTTCTCGGATTCGATTATCCCAATCAGCGAGACCATCGGAAAGCACCTTGGCGGTGCCGTCGAGAGCGCTGGTAAGGGGATCAAGAAGTTCTGGGATGATGCATCGCCTAAGCTGGCCGAAGCCTGGTCTGAATCCACTAAGCGGATGAAGGACTCGATCTCTGGAGTTGGCGAGGCCTTCGGTCGAGCCGGCGATACCATGGCTAAGACCTTCGCGCCTCAGGTGAAGGCAGTCAAGGAGTTTGGTGTAGATCTGTATAATGTCTTCGCCAACCTTGACACGCATCTGAACAACAACACCTTCCTATCTACGATCGTCAACAGCTTCAAGACTATGATGAAGTCGTTTGGACCTTTCGGGGACCTTATCAACGGCATCATCGATCTGTTCGGAAAACTCGGGGATCTGACCAAGTCCATATTTGGTGGATTCGGTGATGAGGCGAACGGCGCAGCAAGCGGCCTGTCAACCTTCGGGAAGGCAGCCTCCGATGCGTTCAACACTCTCGGGGTTGTCGGCGGGACTATCTACGCCGCAGCTACCGGCATTGTTGAATTCTGCGCGTCGGTTGTTGAGGCTATCGCGAATCTGATCGCCTGGCTTACCAAGGGTATTGACAGTATCAAGAAGTTCGCTTCTGAGTCCCAGGCATTCGACTCATTCAAGAAGAACGTCAGCAAGGCATTTGATAACGCCGGATCTATGATCCAGACTTTCTGGTCTGGTCTCGGTTCCAGCCTCAAGGACTTGTCGATCTCTGATCTCTTGAGTGGAATCCTGCTTGGCGGCGGTCTGGGTATGGGCTTTAAGACCCTTCAGACCATGCTGGGTCAGTTCACGAAGGTCACCGATTCGTTCAGCGGAATGTTCGACAAGTTCGGCAAGATCGGCGATTCGATCGCTGGCGTCTTCAACTCGATGACCAGTGCTCTAAAGTCCATGCAGGAAGTTATCAAGGCCAAGGCCCTTCGAGAGATCGCAATCTCCGTAGGTATCCTTGCCGGATCGCTATTCCTGCTTGCGATGATTCCGGCACCTCGACTCATTCAAGGTGCGGTGGCAATCGGCGTTCTCGCAAAGATCCTACTGATTGCCTTGACTCAGATTTCTGAGATGAAGATCAACAAGATGCAGATCGCCGGTGTCATTGGCGCTGTTATGGCGCTGTCTGTCGCAATCCTACTGATGTCGATCTCGGTTGGTATCCTTGGATCTATGAAGTTGAGCACTGTCGCACAGGGTATCGGGGCTGTAATGGTCTTGGTGCTTGGCATGACGACGGCCGCGAAACTTCTGTCTAAGGATTCCAAGACGATGATCCAGGGCGTCGGAACCATGATTCTCATGGCGGCAGCGATTAACATGCTCACGATCCCGATTATCGCGTTGGGCCTTCTCCCAATCAAGGTGATTGCACAAGGCGTTATTGCGATTGGTGTCTTGATGGGAATTCTGGCTGGCTTTGTTCTACTCATGAACAAGGCCGCTAGCGATCTCGGCAAAATGGCAGCCATTTCGCTGATGATGGTCTCGTTCGCATTCTCGATTCAGATGCTTGTTGCGGCGGTAGCTGTAATGGGTTACATGGATATAGCCAAACTGGTCCAAGGCATAACTGGTTTGTCCGCGGTAGTTCTACTTCTTGTGGCTATCGCAAACCTAATGCCGGCAACCGCCATTGTCGGAGCGGGATCTTTGATCCTGACCGCCATTGCAATGAACATTGCTGTCGGGGCAATCGTACAGATGGCGGACCATAGCTGGGGCGAAATCCTCAGCTCAATGGGTAAGCTGCTTCTCGTTGTCGCGGCTATCGTAGCCGTGGCATCCGCAGCCCAGGGTGCTATTATCGGCATCGCTTCGCTGACGATTCTGGCATTCGCCCTGAACCTATTCACTAGTGCTTTGAGCAACGTAGCTGGTCTCAGTTGGGATGCTCTTAGCAACGGCCTTTTGGCAATCGGTGTCGGACTAGGTATTCTAATCGCGGCGGGGTATCTCGCCGTTGGTGCTTCCGTGGGTCTTATCGCCCTATCGGTAGCAATCGGCGTACTCGGTCTAGTCGTTATGGGCATCATCGGCGGTATCATCATCCTGGTTGCAATCCTCACGACGTTTATCTCGGTCGTCGCTCTGGCGGGGCCGACTATCGGCGCGGGTATTGTCGCGATTGCTGCTGGTATTGCTTCTGCGGCGGCAATCATTGCAGCGGCTGCACCAGCAATCCAGGCGGCTCTAATCGGTGTCTTTACCGCGTTTGAGAATGCTGCACCGGCATTTGGTAATGCCGTCACATCTTTGATCAAGTCGCTCATCCCTGCCGTGAATGAATTGATCATCTTGGCTGGTGTTGCCATTAGGCAGTTCATCAGTCAGATCTATCAAATCATTAAGCAGAAGATGCCTGAACTCGTACAGATTGTTGTTCTTACGATCTCCGGAATCTTGGAGGCTCTTCGCAACGTCTGGCCTGAGTTCTTGAAAACGATTCTTGATATGTTGGGTCAATTCTTCTTGGCGATCGGCGAGAACATCCCCAAGTTCTCTGCGGCGTTCCAGTTGATTCTGACGGGATTCGTCGATCTGATCAAGGCTAACGTCCCTCTGATCATCGGTGCCTTCCTGGCATTGATACAAGCCATGCTCGATGGTCTTGCGACTAAGATCCCTGATCTGATGAAGTCTGGGGCGAACCTTATCGCGGCGATGATCAACGGTATCGCAGCACAGTCTGTGATCATCATCAACGCTGCATGGGACGCAGTCATCACGTTCATCAATGGATTTGCCGATGCGATTGATCAGAAGGGACCGGAGCTTCAAGCCGCGGTCAACAAGCTGATCAAGGCCATCATCAATTTCATCAAGAATGGTTTGACGGGTATGGCCAATACATTCGCACCGCACGCAAGTTCCATCGGACGCAACATCATCAACGGTGTTGTCAATGGCGTGTCTGGTGCTGCCGGAGCCCTTTACAACAAGCTGCGCAATGTCGCCTCGAGTGCTCTTAGCTCGTTTAAGAGTACTCTTGGTATTCACTCGCCTTCGCGTGTATTCGCGACTGCGGCTGGGTTCATTGTCGCTGGTATTGTACAGGGTATTGACAGCAACCAGTCTGACGCGGTCGACGCGATGTCTGGTCTTGGCAGCGAGATGGTCAACGCCATGAGCAACCTGGATACCGATTGGAATCCGGTTATCAAGCCGACTGTTGACCTCTCTGAGGTGAATGGTCTGCAAGATCTCACAATGAACGATCTGCATGCGAATGTTGTCGGAACATCAGTTCAAAATGGCAGCCAAACTGCGCAGGAGATTCGAGCTCTTCGAGACGAACTGCGCAACAACCAGAAGCCGATGGTCTTCAACCAGTACAACGAATCACCAAAGGCGCTCGATCTCAATGACCTTTACCGTCAAACTGAGCGCCAACTCGAACGAATGAAGAGGATATAACCCACATGACATACACAAAGGTTCGAATACTCAACAGTTATGGTTTAGAACTACCGCTGTATTTGAATCGTGTAGACCGGGGGTGGGTCGCCCAGATCTTAAACGGATCTTTTGGTCCGAATAGGGAATATGATTTTACAGGAAATGTCGTTACGTCGATGACCGAAAAGTACATCGACATTAATATGCGTCTGACGCCTGCTGTCCCTATTCCCGAGCGACCCGCCAGGTACTTTCTCGATTATCTTTCGTCCAAGCGGATTTCTCGAGTTGAACTTAGTGACCCAAAACTCGACTTTCCGATCATCAAATACAAATCGAACGAAACGACAACCTATACCAAACCGACTCTCACATTCGGTTCGGTCTCATCGTTTGATCAATCCTGCGTTATTCGCGAACTTAAGTATAACTATAGCGAAGTTCCGTCAACTATCGAATTTACCGTCTCGACGAAACTGCCGATCATGTATGGTGATTCGTTTACGCTGTACATGGGGCTGGGGGACCAGAATTGGTCACAAGCCAAGAGTGATATTATTTCGACAATTCAATCGATTGCCCCTCGAATTGGACCTGTCGATATCCGCGAACTACAATTGTCTCTGCCGGCCATTGGAAATTCGAAGTATAGAATTTTCGACGGTGATATGGACATGTTCGCGGCCATGCTCCAGGGTAACTCTTCTAGCAACCCCGGGGTGTTCTCGATGTATGGCCTAATCGACGGAACTCGACGTTTCTCCATCCAGGGTGGATACGATGCGAATGCTGCAGCATGCTACGCGTATGAATCATATCCATCTTTCGACATTAGGAGCTTGATATCTTGGTTGGGTACCCTTAGGGAACCACCCAAGATCAATCTTGACGACAAGGGTAAAGGTTATTGTAAATTAGAAATAGTTATGACCAGAAAGAGTCTTTAACAATGCCTAATGTTATTCAGGTGCTCGGCGGGAAATCGATGGGGACATTTTCAACGATCCCAGTTTTCGATACGTTGATCAAGGAGGGGTTATATACCGCTTCGATGACGTTTAGATGCAATGGGTCGTTCCCGTATCCTCCCGGAACCATAGCATGCTGCTTCGTAGCAACACCAACTCCATTTGTGGTTGAGGAAATATCGTATGAATCAAATGGTATTAGCGAAGTTCGCTGTATCTCTGTTTGGGAATTACTGAAGCGCCGCAACAAGTGCGGATCTTACGAGAATTTGTATCCGAATACATTCTCCCCAATTGGGATTTTTAAACGTTTGCTGGACGATATTAACAAAGACCCCAATCGATGGTTTGTGTATTGGTTGAGGGCTTCGGTTCCGTCAGACCTTAATAGCTATGAGGACAAGTTCGACCCATCCACGAGTATATACGATGACATGTACAATGCAGCGTTGTATAATCAATTATATTTCACTTCAGGCATCTCCGTGACCGGCGATAACTATAACAACTTGGACATCACACTGTACGCCAAGTCGTTGAACAATAGCGAAAAGATTCTCGATCTGGGTCCTCTAGATTCAGTAACATCTAGACTTACCCGACGTCTTCCAGGCGCCCCAACGCATTGGTATATTGGAAAAACCAGTGATTACGGCAGATGGAAGATGGCGTCTAGAGGCCGAATTCGTACGTGGTACGAAAATCGCCCGTACATGCAAAATACCACCGACTGGCAAGGCGTGTATAGATACGAATCTGGAGTCCCTGGTGGTGACGATCGGGAATGGGGTCAAACTACCGAAGAAATTCGATGCGAGCCCCTTAGGTCGGTAACCGTCGACATCGCCGAAGTTCAGTCGCAACGGTTTTATAGCCTTCCGATTGGGCGCCCGGTTCAAGGGACAATCTTGAATGTTATGTTCACCGGCTACGTCATCGAGAGAACTGTAAGCGGTGGCGACTTAACGACATATTCGATCAAGATCCAACCGGATCGATTCTATGAATACGGTGAGGAGGTAACCGATAAATGGATTTGACAAAGATCGCAGAACTGGCGAACCCAGCTGTAACTGCACTACTCGGCGGCTCCGGAATCTGGGCATGGGCAAAGACGAAAGCCGATCACAACAATAATGCGGCTAAGCTTCTATTGTCCGTTTCTAGAAATCAGCTCCTCACACTCGGACGTTCATACGTCGAACGTGGATACGTCACAATGGACGAGTACGAAGAATACGAAGCCGAGTATCGGATATATTCTGCACTAGGTGGAAACGGACTTGCTCGTCGCGTATTTGAACAGGTAGACGAGCTACCTATGATGCCTAACGGCGTTGAAGGAAGGAAGAACAGGTGAACAACCAGACCTACGATATTCTCAAGCGCGTGGCGCTTATCGTCATCCCGGCACTGGCCACGTTTGTCAACGCGGTCGGTATCGTCTGGGGCGTCCCGTACACCAACGAGGCAACCGCGACGATCACTGCATTCGGCGTCTTCCTCGGGGCGGCTCTCGGAGTCTCTTCCAAGAACTACGAACCCGAGACTCACGGCAACCTTGTGGTGACGAAGCATGATTACGTCTACGCAGACTTCGCGGCTGAGCCTGCGAATCTCAAGGACGGCGACAACATCGTCCTGAAGGTGTCTAAGCCTGAGGCGTAAGAAAAACGTTCGGCATAGTGAGTACTACACACTCTACACGAAAGGACTCACCATGTCTAACGTCGAACGCCTCTACGAACCTGAGGACCTCGAGAACGAGGTGCTTAACTGGCTCGGTGGAGAGGATCCGTCGACCGTTGAGTACACCACTGCTGTTGGTAACCTCGAACGACTGCACAAGCTCGTTAAGGACTCTGACCTTAAAGAGAAGCTTATGCCTTCGTCCGAGACCATTGCCAACGGCGTGGTGTACTTGCTCGGTCTTATGGCGGTCCTCAACTACGAGCAGACCCACGTTCTTGCCTCAAAGGCATTTTCGATGCTGAAGTTCCGTAAGTAGAACTGCTCGAAAGTCTATAACCCTAAAACCTAGGATTATAGACTTTTTTCTTTGGATTATATTTTACGCGGCGAATAATGAGAACTATTCATCCATTTTTGGAAGGAACAACCATGCTTTACACAGCTTTCACCATCCTCAACGGATTCGCCTTTATCAGCACGCTTATCGTGCCTGCCTGGGCGATCTTTCTGTTGCTTGTCGCTGGTTACCTAGCATTTCTGGATAACTGAATATTTAGACCTATAACCCCTAACACGGGTTATAGGCTTTTACTAACACAAACTTTACACAACTAATAATGAGAACTATCAACCCTCTTTGAAAGGAACCATCATGTTCAACGCACTCACCATCACTGTCTGCATTCTCCTCGCCCTCTCTTTCGCCTACAACATCTGGCTCGCCTATGTTGCTGACCGCTATGAGACCACCATCAAGAAGGTGGCCGCATCGGCTGTCCGCGCATACCGCGACCTCGCTGAAGGCGAGACCAAGGCTGAGGTGCTGGACACCCTCATGCGTGACATCGATCACGACCTCAATGACTGAACCCCTCAACCCCTATAACCCCTAACACGGGTTATAGGCTTTGATAGCATATTTTACGCGGCGAATAATGAGAAATATCAACCCTCTTTGAAAGGACCACTCTCATGTCGAAGTACGCTTACTCCTTTGTTGCCGCCGCTACCCTCGCGATCGCAGCACCTGTATTCTACAACCTCGGCAGGATTGAACGCACTGTATTCTACAGCAAGACGTTCAACTACGCCTGCTACGGTAAGAACCAGATGCTCCGCAAGCTCTGCGTGGAGCTCATCAACAAGGATCTCAAGCTCACCATGAGTCTCCCCGACCTTGAAGAAAACTGAACCCTCAATCCTATAACCCCTAACACGGGTTATAGGCTTTGATAGCATATTTTACGCGGTGAATAATGAGAACTAACCCTCTAGAAAGGACACAACCATGTCTACCAAGATCTCCATCCCCCAGGCTATTGCCGGCGGATTTGCCATCTTCTGCATCTCCTTCTCCGTTGGTGCTAAGCTCCAGACGAAGTACCTTCGGTACCTCCTCAAGATCGCCAGCACCTATGAAGACGGACCTGCACAGAAGCTCGCCACTAGCCTTGTTCACGAGAGCTTGAACCTTAAGTTCACGCCCTACGACGAGGAAAAGTAACCTCAATCCTATAACCCCTAACACGGGTTATGGGCTTTGACCTCAAAATAGGAGTCACCATGTATACTTTGTTGATAATACTAGTCGCGATCGCGACGCCGTTTTCCATATGGTCTGGTATTAACGCTCTCGCGATGATCGCAGAGCGCCAGAAGAACCCTGTGATCGAGCTCGTCGAAGAGTACCGCAAAAAGTACCCCGATACTAATGAGAACTAACCACTCAAGAAAGGAACTCACCATGTCCAACTCGAACGAACTCGAAGAGACCACCCCGAAGACCCCTCTTATGGACCGCATTAAGACGGTCGCCGAAAAGAGCGTCCCGGTTGCCAAGGTTGCTGCCTTGAGCTCCGTCGCTATCTTCTTTGGCGCAATGACCATCGCCGGTCTGCGAGCATCCTCGGACACCTCTGACGACGAGTGACATCACTCCTCTGAGAACTCTCTAAACCTATAACCCCTAACACGGGTTATAGGCTTTGATAGCATATTTTACGCGGTGAATAATGAGAACTATCAACCCTCTTTGAAAGGAACCATCATGTTCTACGACATTCTAATCACCGCACTCGCCATCGCCCTGACTGCACATGTTTGGTACGCGATTGGTTTCGCATTCTGCCGCTTCGGCGTTGTTAACTTGCTCACCAAGATTAGCATCCGAAACTGGCTCGTTCGCGAGATCGTCTTTACCATCATCAGTATCACGGTGGTGCCAATTTGTGCACTGTACCTGATTGTCACCAGTGCATGTGTCACCCTCGACCTCAACTGACTCTCAACCCTATAACCCCTAACACGGGTTATAGGCTTTCTTTGAAAGGAAACACTATCATGACCATTCGAAAGATCTTCAACCTCTCCGAAGTCGACCTCAGCGTTCCCGAAGGATCGCTCGTCTCGATCTCGGTTGCTCACTCGGCGCCTGTGCGTCCGAACGCTCTTGAGACGACTGCTCTCGGGGTGCTTGTCAGCAAGCACATCGACGGCAAGGTGGTCAAGCCTATGCGCGTCGCGCCGTACAACTACGAAGACCTCTGCTTCATGGATGGATCCGGTGAACGACTCCTCATCACCAGGGAAGAGGCCGATAAGCCTGACGTGAAGTATGCGATTGTCCCATTCCGGTTCGTCACGACTGACCGCCGGCGCTCGTTCGCCAAGAATATCGTCATCGTCGACAATACTGAGCTTCATGAGCCCTACATTATGGTCGACTCCCTTGCGGTCGGATCCGATCCGAATTTTATCCCGATCGCAGCAACGTCCATCCTCGGCCTTGATCTCGCCGAATACATCTACAACCTCTGATCATCATCCATATTTTTCAAGAAAGAAGCACAACCATGTCCCTCAAGAACACCATCAAGCTCGCTCTCGGCTGGATCAAGAACAACCCCCAGATCCTGATCACGGGTCTCGGTATCGCAGCCTCAGTTGCTACCGCCGTCACCTCCGGTAAGGCCCACGCCAAGGCTATCGCCGACGACAACGGAGCATCCAAGAACCTGCTCGACTTCGCCAAGCGTAACTGGATGACCTACATCCCCGCTGCGGCCAGCCTGGGCGTCACGATCTTCGCGATCGTCTCCCTGCACAACGTCACCTACAAGAAGTACCAGGCGCTCGCTGCTGCATACTCCATTTCTCAGATGAACGTGTCCGAGCTCCGCAAGAACGTGCTCGAGCAGGTCGAGGTCATCAAGAAGGGTGGCAAGCCCGCCGACAAGAAGGCCGCTGAGAAGAAGCTCCCCGAGGGCTCGATGGTCATTTTCGGTGACGAGGAGGTCCTGTGCAAGGACGCCATCACCGGACGTACCTTCCGTTCGACCGCGGAGAAGATCCGTGGCTACTGCAACAACATCTCTGAGGACCTGCTGAACTTCGGTCCCTGCCCTCTGAACGACTTCTACTCGCAGATTCACATCGGTGAGACGGGTGTCGGTGACGAGCTTGGCTGGGATGGCGGCATGACCATCAAGCCTGAGTTCCGTCCGGTGCTTCTGCCCTCCGGTTCGCCAGCGGTTGAGGTCGCGCTTACCCCCGCTCCTCAGCCGAACTGGTTCAAGATCGGTTGAAGAGCCGTGACCAAGGAGAATAAGGTCACTTTCACAGATGAGCCAATCGAGTATTCTGACCCTCCAGAATACTGGCCAAACACAAAAAACGGGAGTCCTAATGAGAACTAACCCTCAAGAAAGGACCCCTCCCATGTACACCTTCGGAATCATGCTTGGCTTCTTTGGCGTTTGCTGCGCCCTCGATCCCAACCGTGCCCGTAAGAAGGCATACAAGAAATCCCAGAACTGAGACCCCTCATCCTATAACCCCTAACACGGGTTATAGGCTTTGTCCGAACTGAAAGGCAGTCACTACCATGGAAACCTTCGGCACCATCATCATGCTCATCATCATCCTCGCCTTCATCACCTTCATGATGATCATCAACGCGATCTCCAAGATCCTCGGCGGAGGTACTGGCAAGATCGCTGCTACCGGCTTTGTCGGCTTCCTCTTTCTTAAGGCCTTCGGCCCGAAGCTTGAGAAATACCTCGAAGAGTACCGCAACCACCTGAACAAGTGACCACCAAAAACTTAATATTTGGAAGGAAAACTCATGAACCGCGCACTCGCGTCCGTCGGTATTGCCGCTGCTGTTATCTGCGGATCGGCAGCGCCTGCTCTCGCAGCAGATACCCCCATCGACGCCAAGATCACCTACATCTCCTCGGGCAGCTCCCAGGTTTCCTCGCCTGTGACCGTCAAAGGCACTTGGTCCACCAAGAAGCTTGAGGTTGGACAAACCTTCAAGGTTACGTCTGATGTCATCAACTGGGCGTACGACTTCCCGTTCACCCTGAATGACGACACCAAGATCGGCTCCTGCAAGACTGACAAGGGCACTCTCACCTGCACGGTGGATAACGTCCCGGATGCGGTCGCCAACAAGACCGATATTTCCGGTACTTGGTGGACCACAGCTCGTCTTCAGGAGTCCGTCGTCGGCAAGCAGCGGGGTGAGATCTCTATCGGAGGTCGGGCATGGCCGTTCTTGTTTGGCGATAAGGACTGGGATAGCACCTGCGACAGCGACTGCAATGGCGGTCACTATGAGGACGCTAAGCCCGAGAACTCGAAGTGGGGTTGGGTCAATCCTGATGGTTCGACTTCGTGGATGATCACTTGGATCGCCGAGCCTGGCGTCAAGTACAACGTCCACGACGGTTACACCAAGCTCAGCACTTCAGTTAAGTGCGCTACGGGAGACACTTGGGATCCCAACACGACCGTGTACATCGGTGCGATTCGAGTCAACGACTACACCATTGAATTCACCGCTCCCGAGGGCGTGAAGACTTGTGTTACGTACACTCCCGAGCCGATGGCTACACCGGCAGGTGCTAAGACCGCAACAAATGTTGCTTACGTGAACGGCATCAAGCTCGAGCGTACAATCGAGGTCGAGGTTAACGGAGGAACGACCGGAGAAGGAAATACCCCCGCTCCTGCTCCGAGTCCTTCTGTGTCCACCCCAGCACCGAACCCGACCACGACTACTCCCGTGCCGCTGCCGTCCCCCTCCATTGAGACCCCCGGTACGCCCGCACCTTCGGCTAAGCCTTCGCCCTCTGAGACACCTGTCCCTTCGACCCGTCCCACGAAGACGGCCGAAACACCCAAGACCAGCGAGACCAAACTCGCTAAGACCGGAACTTACGCAGGAGCCCTTGCCGTTCTGGTCCCCCTGATCGCTGCCGTCGGCACGATCGCATACATCGCTTCTCGAAAGGAAGACAACTGACATGCAGTCCATCAAGGTTAAGTACACCAACTTCTTTGGAGAGGAAACGGAGGAGAAGCTCCACTTCCATCTCTCCAAGGCTGAGCTCATGAACATGGAGCTCCAGCGTACCCCGCTTTCAGCCAAGATCGCCTTGATCAACGGCGGCGAGGCTTCCCCCATGGACGCCTATAAGCTCCTCCAGGAGTTCGTGGGTGCCGCATACGGCGAACGCTCTGAGGACGGTACGCGATTCTTCAAGGATGAGCGTGCAACCAAGGCGTTCCTTGCGTCCCCCGCATTTGACGCCCTTCTGGACAAGCTCAGCAACGATCCCAAGTTCTCGAACGGGTTCCTTGCTGGTCTCTTCCCCGACGATATCATGGGCAAGGCAAAGAAGCTTATCGAGGAGCACCCGGATGCTTCCCTCGAAGAGCTCCGCAAGATTGCTGAGGCAAACTGATGTCGGACATCGTCCCCATCGAGCCCACTCGGCCCACTGAGGTCTCCCTCCCTGGCAACACTGACAAAGCCAAGGAGGGGGCCTCCCCCGAGAAGAAGGTTATCGCCAAGGCTAAGGTCCAGAAGAAGTCTGCCATCAAGGAAGCTCTTAGGACCTTCTTCGCTCAGGATCTCCCAGAGATTGCTGAGCATCTTGTTATTGACGTGGCCATCCCAGCTGCTAAGAACGCTATCACTGACATGGTGACACAGGGTATTCAGCAGCTTATGTATGGCGAGGTCGACCCGAGGAGACGTTCCACTTCCGGATACACGTCATATTCTAGCACTTCTCGCGTTAATCGAGGAACGGGCTACTATGAATCGCGTCGCGCTGAGCGTCGTGAACCTCGCCAGCCCAAGCCAACGAACGTTGAGGACCTTGTGTTCGACACTCGCGGCGATGCCGTTGATGTGATCGAATTCATCGCCGAACAGATCGAAGAGTACGGCCAGGTCTCTGTTGCTGACCTTATGTCATCTGTCGGCATTCAGCCCCGATACACCGATGAGCGCTGGGGTTGGACCACAACCGACGCGTTCGAAATCCGACAGATCAGGGAAGGTTGGCTTGTTTCTGCCGACCGCCCCGAACCCATCAAGTAACATATTTGCTCAGAAAGGAGCACACTCACATGTCTATCACAACTGCTTTCCACACGGGCATGGCTCGCATCTCGAAGCACGCCCCCACCATTCTCTCCGTCGCCGCATCCGTTGGTGTCGTCGCAACCGGCTACCTCGCATGGCAGGCCGGCACTCGATTCGAGGACTGCGAGGGTCGCGACTGGGATCGCCGCAAGGAGTGCATCCGCAACGCAGACCAGATCGCCGATGAGGACGTCCGCAAGATCGAGATGAAGAACCGCATCCTCTTCATCCTCGATACCGCTTACACCTGCGCACCTGCTGCAATCGTCGGCGCATCAACTATCGCGATGATTTATTTCTCGAACTCGATTTCGAAGAAGCGTCTCGCTGCCGTTGGTGCGGCGTACACTGTTCTACAGACCGCGTTCGATGACTACAAGAAGTCTATGGTCACTGCACTCGGCGAGGAGACCGTTGCGAAGATCACTCGTCCGAAGCTGCCTAACTACGACAAGACTGCCGAGGAGATCCTCTCTTCTGACAACAAGTCGGATGCAGCTGCCGTTGTAGACGCTGTCCTAGCGTCTATTACCGACCTGTCGCCCTACGCGCGCATCATCACCGAGGAGTCCTCGAACTGCTGGGATGAGAATGAGGATTACACCTCGGAGACCCTTGCGGCCGTTCAGCTGTGGGCGAACCGTCGTCTCGAGCGTAAGGGTCACCTCTTCCTGAACGAGGTCTACGATCAGCTCGGCCTGTCCCGCACTCGCGAGGGCGCTGTGGTCGGCTGGATCAAGAACTCTAAGGATGGTGACAACTACGTCTCGTTCGGAGACTACGATGCAAACATCTATCGAGTTCCGAGCGAGGACTACTCTCGTGTCGACTCGAACTTCATCCTTGACTTCAACGTCGACGGAATGATTTGGGACAAGATCTGACATGCACTACACATCCTGGCTTATCAAGCGAGGGTGTCTCGAGAACTACTCGGAGCTTGCTTCGGTGTGGGATGAACTCGATTTCGTGTGGTATATTCCTGAGGACGAAGATAAGGCCATTCAGGCTCTTCGTATGAGGGACGAATACTGCTACGAAACGGACATGCCCTCGCCGAGGCAAGCTCCGGCTTCGTTCCTTGAGGTCTTTGTGAGCATTACCGATACCTTGACGGCTATGCTTTACCAGGATCGGGAATTGTTCACGAAGTCCATCCTTCTGAACTTGGGCGCTCGTTCATATTCTGACGACGGGCGCCTACCTTCAGAGATCCGCGAAGAGGCTCTGAACATCGCAGAACGTGTGATGTACAGGACCTATTCAAGGAACGGAACTGGCGGACTCTTCCGCATACCAGGGGTTGATACTCTCGAGATGCCCTTAACGACCCAAATGATCCAATGGGCCAATTTGTATGATCCGTATCACTAAAAAGGAGGCCACGGGAGGTGGATTTTTACGAGATTGACACAATGCCTATGCGGGGCCAAGCTGGACTGATGGAGGTCGCTCCTAGGTTCATAAACCTTGATTCTAGAGACATTATGATACGAGATGGCGAATTCGTCGCTATTTGGGATCCGAAGACCAATCTATGGTCGAAGAACGAATTCAACGTCATCGATATTGTAGACGGTGACGTTCGCGATTACGTGAACAAGTCTGGCATGCCGAACTTATTTCCGCGATTCTGTCAAAGGGATTCAGACGGAGTTTGGAAGCGTTATCGCCAGTGGACGAAAAATATGATCAACACCGATCATCCACTGGACCGAATGCCGGTGTTCGCGGACACTCCGATTCGTCAAGAAGATCACGTCTCGTATCGTCTCCCATATTCTCTTGAAGATGGGGAACCAACCTGTTGGTTGAAACTAATCGATACTCTGTATGATCCGTCTGAACGTCAGAAGATCGAATGGGCTATTGGTTCGATTCTCACTGGAGACTGTCGAAAGATCGACAAGTTTCTGGTCTTCTACGGCGATCCAGGTTCAGGTAAGTCTACCATCCTGAATGTAATGCAGAAACTCTTCGGGGATTTCTGCGTACCATTCGATTCTGAATCACTCGCCCAACGGAATAATTCATTTGCGCTTAGCGCATTTGCTAATGATCCATTGGTGGCTATCGAACACGACGGGGATCTGAGTCGGATAGAGACGAACACTCGTTTGAATTCGATCGTATCGAATGAAGTTCAACTCGTTAATGAGAAGTTCAAGAACCCGCGTTCGTTGAGAATTACGACAACTCTCGTTATGGCCTCGAACAATCCGGTTAAAATCACAGATGCGAACTCGGGTATTCCTCGACGGCTACTCGATGTGACCCCGTCGGGTAGACGGCTTCCTGTAAACGAGTACCGAACTGTAATGGACGGTGTTAGTCAAGAACTAGGTGTTATCGCCAAGCACTGCATCGATGTATATCACAGTCTGGGACCCGAATATTATCGCAACTATCGGTCGCGGACAATGATCTCGGAAACCAACCCGGTATATAACTTCGTCATGGAGGTATACGATGGCTGGAGTGCTGATGACAAGGTGACTCTCGCTAAGGCATATTCTGATTATAAGGAGTATGTCGAAGAGACTGGTATTCAGTATAGAATGCCTCGCTATAGGTTCAAGACTGAGCTTCGTCGATATTTCAGAGAATTCCGAGACCGGGTTATGATCGACGGCATACCGTATCGGAGTCTGTTCGTAGGTTTTCGCGGTGATAAGTTCGAAAGTTCCCAGCTCACTCCGGAAACTGTAAAAAGCGATTCATGGATCGAAATGAGTAAAGGCGTGAGTTCCATTTTTGACGAGCACTTCGCTGGGTGTAAAGCACAGTACTCGTCTAAGACAGGAACACCTCAAAAAGCCTGGGCCCACGTCGACACGACACTTCGTGATATCTCCCCCATCGACGAGCATTACGTACTCATGCCCGAAGAGTACATCTGCATCGATTTTGATCTGAAAGGAGACAATGGTGAAAAAGACCTCGATGCTAATCTTCGCGCTGCTTCTGCTTGGCCTCCGACGTATGCGGAAACGTCAAAAAGTGGCGGCGGCATCCACCTCATCTATCGATATCCTGTCGATAAGGATACCCTTGCTGAATATTCGCCTGGAATTGAAATCAAACGGTTCCGAGGGAACGCGTCTCTTCGGAGACGACTGTCCCTTCACAACGGGCGAGGTATCGAGGATTATCCGGGGGACCTCCCAGCAAAGGCCCCCAAGATGATCAACAAGAAACATGTTCAGGATGAGAACCATCTCAGGTCTCTCATCGCTAAGGCACTCCGTAAGGAGGTGCACGCCAACACTGCGCCCAATGTTGACTTCATAAAGAGTATTCTTGACGAGGCCTACAAGTCTGGTATCACGTACGACGTAACAGACGCTCGCAATGCAGTGACCGCTTTCGCGATGTCTTCGACAAACCAGTCGGATCGTTGTCTCAAGATGGTCCAGCAGATGCACTTCATGTCTGAAGACAAAGCAGAGATCGCCGAGGATGGAAACGGACGCATCGCTTTTTACGATGTCGAGGTCTTCCCGAATCTGTTTGTCATCTGCTATAAGATTAGAGGTCAATCCAACGTTCGGTTCCTTGTGAACCCCAGCGCTAAGGCAGTGAAGTCGTTGTTCGATCTTCGGTTGATTGGTTTCAACAACCGCAAGTACGATAACCACATCATGTATGCGGCGGCACTCGGATATTCGAACGCAGAGCTCTTCGATATCTCTCAGAGGATCATCAACAATGAGAAGAACGCAACATTCCGCGAGGCGTACAACCTCTCCTACGCGGATATTTACGACTTCTCGACGAAGAAGCAGTCTCTCAAGAAATGGGAGATCGAGCTTGGGCTCAAACACCAGGAGAACAACCTGCCTTGGGACCAGCCAGTTCCTGAGGATCAGTGGAATGACGTCGTCGAATACTGCCAGAACGATGTTGAGGCCACCGAGCTGGTATTCGACCATCTCGCTAGTGACTGGGGTGCTCGCAAGATTCTTGCGGCGCTCTCGGGTCTGAGTGTTAACGACACCACGAACCAGCACACCTGTGCTCTAGTGTTTGGTAAAGAGCGTCGACCCGACAAGTCGAAGTTCGTTTACACCGACCTCAGCGAGATGTTCCCCGGATACACCTTTGACAAGTTCAAGGGTTCATCCTATCGTGGAGAAGATCCCGGGGAGGGTGGCTACGTATATTCGGAACCCGGATATTACGAGAATGTCGCGCTCCTCGATGTGGCGTCGATGCATCCGACATCAATTGAGCAGCTCAATTTGTTCGGTCCTTATACCCAGCGTTACAGTGAGCTCAAGCAGGCTCGTGTGGCGATCAAGCATAAGGACATGGACTCGTTGAGCAAGCTCTTCGACGGGCGTCTTGTTGAGATCGCGAAGAACTATGATCTTGATGAACTTGGCAAGGCTCTCAAGATTCCAATCAACTCCATGTATGGGCTTACGAGTGCTAAGTTCGACAACCCTGCATGGGATCCTCGGAATGAAGACAATATTGTCGCGAAGCGAGGAGCACTGTTTATGATCGATCTCAAGCACTATGTGCAAGAGGAACTCGGTCTGACCGTCGCCCACATCAAGACGGACTCTATCAAGATTCCCGGAGCCACACCTGATGATATTCAGAAGGTGATGGACTTCGGGAAGAGGTATGGGTACGACTTCGAACACGAGGCCACCTACGCCAAGATGTGTCTCGTCAACAAGGCAGTGTACATTGCGAAGTACGAATCCCCTCATAAAGGTGAATGGACTGCTACTGGCAAGCAGTTCCAGGAACCCTACGTATTCAAGAAGCTCTTCACGAAGGAGCCGATTGAATTCGAGGATTACGTCCAGACCAAACAGGTCAAGACCGCGATGTACCTGAAATTCCCAGATGGGGCAAAGCACTTCGTCGGTAAGGTCGGCGCATTCGTGCCGATTAAGCCTGAGCGAGGCGGAGCTGAGCTCCTTCGGATGAACAATGAAGGCGAGATCAAAGACGCCGTCGTTGGGACAAAGGGCTATCGCTGGAAGGAAGCAGAGATGGTCCGATTCATGCATCAGGAGCAGGACGTGGACACGTCTTACGCCGAGATGCTCGCCGATGAGGCAAAACAAGCGATCGAACAATTCGTCGATCTTGAAACACTGTGCCGCTGAGAAAGGAAAACATCATGGCATTCAACAACACACCCTCCGATCTGGTTATCGAAGACGCTCGTCTGCTCTTCACTAACTTCGCTGGGTCCCCAACGCGCTACAACCAGGACGGCGGTAAGCGCGAATTCTCGGTTGCTATTCCGTTGAACCTCGTCGAGGATCTCGAGCGAGATGGCTGGAACGTCAAGTACCGCAAGAACCAGGACGGCGAGTTCGATCCCGAGCGTCCCTACCTCGGCGTCAAGGTCTCGTACAAGTTCCGTGCGCCGGCTATCTGGCTGGTCACCGGTGGTCGCAAGCAGCTCCTCAATGAGGATACTGTCGGCACCCTGGACAACATCACGATCAAGACTGCGGATGTGGTCATCCACCCGTCGGTCTACGACATTCGTGGTCAGAAGGGTATCTCTGCATATGTGAAGGAACTGTATGTCGTGATGGACGACGAGTCGGCTTCCTTTGCGGCTAAGTACGCGGATCTCGACTGATCGTATTTTAAGGCGGGGGTGGGCTGTAAAAGGTCTGCCCCCGTCTTAGACAAAAGGAGTAACTCATGTACGTCGAAGACTCTGAAAACTGGGCGACTGTTCCAGGATTCGCGCACTACGAAGCAAACCGTCGGGGCATGATCAAGCGTAAGGATACTGGTGTAATCCTTAAGCCATTCAAGCGTCGACACAGCACGTCGCGATATGTGCGACTGTACACGACTCCCGGTGAGGCTCGAGAACGTTCGGTCGCATCGGTTATCTGGGCTGCCTTCTACAAGAGGTGGCCGGATAGGGGGCTCTATGTCTGTCATGCAGACGGCGACCTCGAGAACAATTCGCTCGATAACCTGTTCCTGGGGGATCGATCGGATGTCCGAAAAACACAGAGGCGTCGAGATGATCTCATCTGGGCGCAGCTACAAGAGGAAGGAGAACTGGTTCTATGAGTAACTGGTTCGAAACCATTGTTCCCAATGACCGTACGTGGACGCGAGAAAACATCCACGTAGTAAAGACTGTTAAGAAAGGTGACGCGACTGATCTTGCGCGCTACCTTTCTACAGTACTTGAACGTACGAATGATCCCGCTCTTAATGGCGACAACTTCACTGCGGTTGTCAACATCAAGAACGGTTTCATCCCGGCCAACGGTGACTACTCCGGGTTCTCGATTCAGATCGAGGGTACTGTCATGGGCGAGCAGGTCAACAAGACTGTCAATGGCAGCTCTGATCCAATTACCACTGAGTACGTCTGGTATGTTAGAAAGATCACATTTATTGTGAGTGGGCGACAAGCCAATGACCAATCCAAGGAAACTGTGATCGATGCCGGCGATGACTGGATCATGCGCGTCACGACCCATGGCGATGGGGAAGAACCCGGATTCGGCAAGGGCGCTAAGTATGGCTCGTGGTGGGCCAACAACGCTGAATTCAACCCGAAGATCAAGAGTGCTTCCCGGATTTCAATCAAGGAAGCACTTAGGAAAGACCCTGGAACGGAGCAGCTCTGATGACACAGATCCCTGATAACATGAAAACCTATCTCAAGAACCCGGGAGCTCAGTTCAACCGAGATCCTCGTTCTGAGAAGGTCATCAACTCTGGTATTCTGGCCCTTGCGAAGCGAGCGGTTGGGAACGCTATCGCAGATAACGAGCCGTACACCATTCGGATCAACTTCCAGAATGGCCGGATCGTAGGAAGCGAAGCTCAACCTCGACTTTCGGTGGAGCTCCTCGACGGGCGCGCGTCTACGTCCGCGATCGATGTGCCTAAGGAGAATACCGAGGTCTTCCTTGAACTCAAGACTCTCGCCGCCGAAGGGTATTCGTCGATCATCAACGGCAACTCTTGGGTCGCTCGCGTTAAACTGGATAACAATACGGTGAAGACCGTGTTTGTCAACCGCGATTTCAGCGAGGAAGACCGAGAGCTCATCAAGGCAGCTCTACTTCGCGGATTCAGTCCGCAGATCGGTATGTAACACAAGATAGGAGATATTCAACATGGCATTCAAGACGATGATGGGTCCTGACCTCAGTGTGACCAAGGAGACGTTTGACACTCCGCCTCGAAATAACCCGCCGGCCGACTTCTCGCCCCTGGTGTTGACGGGATACGACGCGACCATTGATGGGGTACATTCATATTTGAAAGACGGCTACTGGTATGTCGACTGGATGGAATGCACTTCACTATTTGGCCACACGACTATCAGTGCCATGAGTCCGTTCTCGTGGGAGTGGATTGCTCGTTGCTCAATTGAGGGCGGAGGCTGGATTCGAGGCAACGTCGAGTTTTATCACGCGATCCCTGAGGTGATCCGCGAGCGGTTGGTGTGTCTCCTATTCGATGACGATGACGAATAAACTATATTCGCATCAGGAAGAAGCCCTGAGGCTCCTGCATAGTGGTAAAGTCCTAGTCGGCGGTGTCGGCTCGGGTAAGTCACGTGTAGGGGCCTCATGGGCCCTTTCGAAGGCAGACGCTAATAAGATCGTCGTGATCACCACTGCACGAAAACGAGACTCTCTCGAATGGGAAGGAGAGTTTGCCGCGCTTGGTGCTAACTGCGATGAGGTGACGATCGAGAGTTGGAACAATGTCTCGAAGTTTGCGGATTACCACGATCATGTGTTCATATTTGATGAGCAGCGTGTTGTTGGATCTGGTGCTTGGGTTAAGAGCTTTCTCAAGATATCTAAGCACAACTTGTGGATCTTACTGAGTGCGACACCCGGGGATACATGGCTTGACTACGTACCCCTGTTCATCGCTAATGGGTTCTACAAAAACAGGACTGCATTCTCAGAGCAACATATCGTCTGGGATCGCTTCGCGAAGTATCCTAAGGTAAAGCGATTCGTCAATACGGGTGTTCTCGAATCTCGCAGACGGCGCATTATCGTGCCAATGCCTGCGGAGAGACACACGAGACGCAATCGCAAGGATATTTATGTACCCTTCGATCGAGACGAATACGATCTGATTGTCAAGAAGCGGATGGATCCTTGGACAAAGGAACCGATTCGAAACGCTGCGGGTGTGTGTTATGCTCTCCGACGCAGTGTGAACTCTTCTGGTAACAGATTAGATCGATTGCGCAAGATCGTTACGAAGCGGCACAGAGTGATCGTGTTCTACAACTTCAACTACGAACGAGATGAGTTGCTGAAACTCAAGGACGAATTCGTAGTAGCTGAGTGGAACGGTCACGCACACGAACCAATCCCCGAAGTGGACTCTTGGGTATATTTGGTTCAGTACACGGCTGGGGCTGAGGGATGGAACTGTATTGAGACTGATACAGTTGTGTTCTACAGCCTCAACTACTCATACAAGGTGTTGGAGCAGGCGGAAGGTCGGATTGACCGCATCAACACCCCTTACACTGACTTGTGGTACTACTACTTCAAGTCGGAGTCTGGAATCGATTCCGCTATCTCAAAGGCAGTGGCCGAAAAAGCCACATTCAACGAGCGAGTATTCGCTCACAATCTGTAAAGGAGCGCCATCATGGCACAGAATCTGGTAATGTTCGATCCCGCCGACAACGAGTGGTGTGTCGTCTGTCGTATTGGGAGTATTGGAGATACTCCTAAGACCACCGTCGCATTCTACAAGACTCGAGATGAGGCAAACGAGGCCGCGGCAAGTCTGCGAGAGAAGATTAACGTCCCAGTCAATATTCAGATCTTCCAGTATTCGTACGCGAAAGATGAGATGGATATTTTGAAGCTATTGCTGCTTGATGGTATCGATATCGCAATCAAGTATGTGGTCGGCTGATCATGGCTTGGTATAAAGACGTTTGGTGTCTATTGACGGTTGTCAAATTACCTGGTGATGTCAAACCTCTTGTCGTGCTGAGTATTCATCGGAATAAAGGAGAAGCTCGAACGCTTTCGAGTAGGTTGATCAGAAACGGTCGTTGGCCGGCCACTACGCGTTTGATGAAGTACACGCGCTATATTCGTGACCTCAGGGAAGGGGACGTCCTCTGTTGTCACAAGATCGATATGATCCTGAACTATTTTGAAAGGGAGCTTGACGACGATGCTATTCGGGAAGAAATTTGAGAAGCTGATTAACCCTACGTTTTCTCTTGAGGAGACTAAGAGGGGTACGCGAGCTACGCTGACTGTGTTGGTGGACGATGGGAAAAACCCTCCTTACGAGGGATTTGTATCGTTTATCATCAAACCCGAGCTATTTGAGCGGTTCGGGTTGATGACATATGCACACACCCACACTGCGCTTCTGAAGGAGATCTGCAATACGGATCTAAAGCCACCTGAGCCTTGTAAATGCAAATCACCAGCCTGGCGAGAGATGCATCCGAATGACGAGGTGGAATACTGGGGTACGCTTGACGGGCATGTATATCCCAGGCCTCACACGAAGGGCTGCCCGAATAATCCCAAGAACAGGAAGACTGATGACTGATACCATTGTATGCGGAATTGACCACCATCGTGAGTGGATGTTGCAAGTGATCGCATGTGACTGTGTTACGGGAACGCGCAGTGACTTCATGTGGTTCTTCAACACTCGGGTTGAGGCTGAGACTCATCTCGAACGGCTTGATGGTAAAGTGGGCAAGAACATGATTATCAAGATCATTAAGGTTCAAGCTTTTGAACATCTCGAACTGGACTTCGAACAGATTGAAAAGGAGAACTGAAATGTTCGTTGTACAATTTGAATATGAAATTGTGGGCGAAGGATTTGTCGAATCTTGTGAAGGTTTTGACAAGTTGAGCGAAGCTCGCGAGTTTGGCCACAATGTGGTCGATGAGCTTTTCGATGAACTCGGAGAGGGTGTCGAAATCGACGACGCCACCGTTCGAGTTTGGTACATTGGTGACGGAGAGACCGCCGAGGACCTTGAGAAGGAAGAAGACTGAAATGAATGCTGATTACTCGACCGATGTTATTGGACACCCCGAGCGGATGATCTACCGGTTCTCGATCGTAGGATATTTGTTCGGGCGAGA